GAACGAGAAAAAGCAGAAGCAGGAAAAGAAGTAAAACGTTTACGTAAGATTTTTAGTGAACATGATTTAGATAACTTAGCTTTAAATAAACCAAAGCTAATAGAAAACATAATTAATAAAGGAACTCAAGCGGCTATGGACAAACTAGTCAATCTCTCCTCTCCCAAGTATGAAAATACTTATAATCTCCCTGACTAGTTTGTTCGTCTTCGGAGGCTGTACACTGCTTCCGAAGACACCAGTAGAAGTAAAAACTATTGCTAAACCTGCACCGTTGTATCATCCTCCGTTACCCGCTGAAATAGAAATACTACCTGTTAATTGGAGAGTTATGACACCAGAACTTATGGAAGAATATTTAGAGATGTTTAAAAAAGGAGACGCTCCTGCTATACCGTATTATTCTTTAACGACTCAGCAGTATGAGAACTTGTCGTCTAACGTCGCGGACATTACCAGATACATTGAAAATATTTTAAGTATAATAAAATATTACAGGAGTTTAGATGAGGAAAAGCAAAAAGACGGAGGAACCGAGTAATCAATATTTAGAAGTTATTAATAATAAATATCGTTACTTTGGACCTGATTATAAATTTACCCTTACAGATGAGAAATATCATAACTATGCAACATTAGTTATAAATCCTTCCCATATAAAAATTGTTAAAAACGAAACTAGCAAAAGTAACCAAGAATTAAAAGAACAAATAGTTAATGATTGGTTTATAGAAGAAAACGAAAGTACTAGAGATAGGAATAACCGTAAAGCTAGAGAAAAAAGGAATGGGGACTAAAACTTGTATATCATGTGGTAAAGCTAGGAATACTAATAAGTATTCTCAAAATTTTAAGTTAAAGAACGGTCAACCTGGATTTCGTAACGTATGTAAAGATTGCGATTTGTTACGTAAAAATAAATTTATAAGTAGTACTCCCTATACTTATTTAACTAAAGTACATACTCAATCTAAAAGTAAACGTTCTAAAGATATGGAATGGTCAATAACTTCCGAAGACTTACATGATTTATGGGATGAACAAGGTGGGCGGTGTGCTCTCAGTGGTGTATTTATGACTTACGGAAAAGACGGAAATGGCAGTAAAGAATTTAACGCGTCCATTGATAGGATTGATTCGTCAAAACCTGTATACACACGGACCAACGTACAACTGGTCACGTACCGCGTAAATATTATGAAACACACACTGACCGAGGACCTCTTACTTTGGTGGTGCCGTAATCTAATAGCCAAACACGACAAAATAGATTAATATAAATCGCGACATTAACACCACCTAAGTGTTAAAGTACTTTACTTATGGCTGAACCAGAATTTAAAGCACCGAGTTTTTTACCCCAATTTCTATTAGATAAAGAAAAGGTAGGTATATTTAAAGCGTTAGGTATGAGAACTAATGACCCTGTAAAAAAGAAAGTTTTAAACGCACTAGATTTTACTACACCAGATATTGACGACCCGTTGTCCGTGTTCGGTGGTGCTAAAGCAGCTAGTTTCTTTTCAGACGTTTCACCCATATTAGTAAAAAAATTAATGAAAGCGTATAAAAAACGCGATGATGCTTTTTTTGGAATAAAAAGAGAAGCTGATAATGTAAGAGTAGATGGACGAGCTGCTGTAACAGGTGAATTAAAAGAAAGAGCAAAATTTACTAAAGCTAATAAAGAAATAAAAGAAGTAGCTGACCAAATATTTAAAGAAACAGGAAAGAAAGTACCTACAGAATTTACTGCTTCGAATATTGCTAACCCTAGATTATTAGGTTTAGAAAGTTTAATAAAAGACCCCCGTAATATATTTCACGGTAGTACGACAAAAGGTATAGAACAATTACTTCTAAACCCGAAAGGTAGTTCTCCAGGAGGACTTTATTTTACAGATGAATTTTTAGACCCTAGATTAAAAGATTATGTTTTTCGACCTTCTGAAGGAGCAGGTTCAGCGTATGTCGTTAAACCTGATTTTAAAAATACTGTAGTAGCGGGTAATTTAGATAAAAAGACAGATAAATTATTTAGACAAATGGAAAAACAACTTACTAAAGACGGTAATTTTAACGAAGCTGCTTTTCAATTAGGTCAAACTCGTGCACCGATATTTGCAGGAGCACCTACAGGTTTTACTGAAAAAGCGGGTGAATTATTAAAAGATAAAGGTATAGATTCTATACGGTACCCGACTAGAAGAAGTAACCAATCAGATACTTTAATTTCAGTAAGTCCTGAACTAAATACAAAAGTTTTAGACGAAATGTCTTTATCAGAACTTAATGAATTAGTTAAAAGGTTATCAGGTAACAAATAATATTATAGAATAAAACAGCTATGCCAAGGAAAAAAGAAAAATCAATTAGAAGAACCACTAAAGGTAAAGGAGCTAATTACCGCCCCACTAAATCTGGTGCGGGAATGACGGCTAAAGGTGTTAAAGCGTATAGAAAGAAAAATCCTGGAAGTAAATTAAAAACTGCTGTTACAGGTAAAGTTAAAAAAGGTAGTAAAGCCGCTAAAAGAAGAAAGTCATATTGTGCACGTTCGGCAGGACAAATGAAAAAGTTTCCTAAAGCAGCAAAAAATCCTAATTCGAGATTAAGACAAGCAAGACGAAGGTGGAAGTGTTAAAACATATTTACGAAACAAAATAAAACTTATAAACTTAAACATATTAAAATAAAGAACGGAGATTAAAATGCCTTCTAAGAAGAAAACACATAAAACTAAGGATGGTAGGACAGCTAAAAAAGGTCTTTACTATAATATAAATAAGAAACGTAAAGAGGGTAGAAAGCCTCGTAAAAAAGGAGCTAAAGGAGCACCTACAGCTGCAGATTTTAAACGTTCCGCTAAAACCGCTAAAAAGAAAATTGTCAGAAAAAAGAAAAAAGCGTAGTAAAGTAAAACAACTTACGCAAAGACAAAAAGATACTTTAAAGAGACATCAAAAACATCATACGTCTAAACACATGACTGAGATGAGAAAATTGATGAAAGCAGGTAAAACTTTTGGACAATCGCATAAAATTGCGATGAAAAAAGTAGGCAAGTAGTTTGTCTGAAAATTTTACAGAAAGACTTGAGGCTTTAAAAGAAATTGATATTTCTAATTTTTCTACAACAGAAGCAAAAGAATTTACACTGCTTTTAGAACAATTAGGTAAAAGAGAACATCAAGAAAATTCTACAAAAAACTTTTTAGGTTTTGTAAAATCTATTTGGAAAGATTTTATTTCTGGTGACCACCATGTAAAAATGGCAAAAGCATTTGATGATATCGCTACGGGTAAATTAAAAAGATTAATTATTAATATGCCTCCTAGACATACTAAATCTGAATTCGCTTCGCATTTATTCCCAGCTTATTTATTAGGTAAAAATCCTAAATTAAAAATTATTGAAGCAACCCACACCGCTGACCTTGCGGTAAATTTTGGTAGAAAAGTAAGAGACTTAATTGACGGAGAAGATTATGCTGAACTTTTTCCTGAAACAGAATTAAAAGCAGATAGTAGAAGTGCAGGAAAATGGCTTACTAATAAAGGCGGTGAATATTATGCCGCAGGTATCGGAGGTGCTTTAGCAGGAAGGGGAGCTGATTTGTTTATTATTGATGACCCACATTCGGAACAAGACGCTATGTCTGATAAAGCATTAGAAGAAGCATACGAATGGTATATGTCTGGACCGCGACAAAGGTTACAACCTGGAGGTGCAATAGTAATAGTTATGACCCGTTGGAATAAAAAAGACCTAACAGGTAGATTAATTAAAAAAATGGCACAAGAAAAAGGAGCTGACCAATGGGAAGTTATTGAGTTTCCTGCGATTTTACCTTCAGGAAAACCATTATGGAAAGAGTTTTGGAAATTAGAAGAACTTGAGGGTATAAAAGCTTCAGTAAGCCCTTCTAAATGGGCGGCACAATATATGCAAAGACCTACGGGGGAAGGTATTTCTATAATCCCTAAAGAATGGTTCAATGTTTGGGAAGAATTAAAACCACCTAAATGTGATTATTTAATACAAAGTTACGATACTGCATTTCTAAAAAGCGAAAGGTCTGACTTTACAGCTATAACAACGTGGGGAGTTTTTTATCCAGAAGGTAAAATAGGTGAAGAAACTTATTCAGGCGATGAAGCTCATTTAATTTTAGTAGATTGTATAAAAGAAAGATTTGATTTTCCAGAATTAAAAAACGAAGCGTTACGTTTATACGAATATTGGCAACCTGATACTGTTATTATTGAAGCAAAAGCATCAGGCATACCGTTAGTACAAGAACTTAGACGTGTAGGTATTCCTGTAAATACATTTTCTCCAGGAAAAGGTCAAGATAAAATTGCAAGATTAAATTCTGTATCACCTATTTTTCAAGACGGCAGGGTTTGGATTCCTGATAATAGGTTTGGAGAAGAAGTTATGGAAGAAGTTAGTGATTTTCCAGCAGGTGAAAATGATGACTTAGTAGACGCAACAACTTTAGCACTTGCAAGATTTAGAGAAGGCGGGTTTTTAAAATTATCAAGTGACTATCGTGATGATGAAGATTACTTTCCTACTTCAAGGGTTTATTATTAAGTAAATAAAGATTATCATTTCGGACTATGGCTATTGAAAAATCCCCTTTAGATTCATCAATGGAAGATGAAACTCCTATCGAGATAGAATTAGAACAAAATTTAGGTGAGCCAGACGGCAGCAAAACTTTTTTAGTACAAGAAGATGGTTCTTTTTTAGACGCTGAAGAATTTGAGGAACAAAGTAGAATTGAGTTCGGTGAAAATATAGCAGAAACATTAGACGAAAGAGAATTAAATGAAATAGCTTCAGAATTAACAGCACTTTTTGAAGAAGATTTAGAATCTAGAGATGCTTGGTTTCAAACCTTTACAAAAGGACTTGATTTATTAGGAATAAATGGAGAAGATAGGTCAGAACCTTTCGTTGGAGCGTCTGGAGTTCATCATCCAATACTAGCAGAAGCTGTTACACAGTTTCAAGCACAAGCATATAAAGAATTACTTCCCGCAGGAGGTCCTGTAGACGTAGAAATTTTAGGAAAAACGGATGACGCTAAAGTTTCCAGAGGAAATAGAGTAAAAAACTTTATGAATTATCAAATTACGTGCCGAATGGAAGAATACGACCCAGAAATGGACCAATTATTGTTTTATTTACCACTTTCAGGCTCTGCTTTTAAGAAAATTTACTATGACCCGTCTTTAGGACGTGCTTCGGCTAGGTTTATTAAGGCTGAAGACCTTGTTGTACCGTATTACGCAGTAGATTTACTCACAAGTCCAAGAATTACTCACGTAATTAACATGACTGAGAACGAATTACGTAAATTACAACTTTCTGGCTTTTATAAAGACATGGATTTAGGAAATCCAGGAGCAGATGTAGGCTCTAATGAGGTAGATGATAAAATTGACGAAATACAAGGTATTAGTAAAACGATTAGTGAAGAAGAATACACTTTATTAGAAGTTCATGTTGATTTAGATATAGAAGGTTACGAAGACACGGATAAAAACGGTGAACCAACAGGATTAGCGTTACCGTACATAGTAACTATCTGTAAAGATATGAATAAAGTTTTATCTATAAGAGCGAACTACGATAAAGAAGACCCAATGCGTAAAAAGATAGAACATTTTACACATTACAAGTTTCTTCCAGGATTAGGTTTTTATGGTTTCGGACTTATACACATGATGGGTGGATTAACTAAATCTGTTACTGCAATATTAAGACAATTAATAGACGCAGGAACTTTATCTAATTTACCCGCAGGTTTTAAATCCAGAGGACTAAATATTCAAAGACATGATGACCCTTTACAACCTGGAGAATGGCGGGATGTTGACGCTCCTGGTGGTAGACTAACAGATTCGTTTATGACGTTACCATATAAAGAACCTTCGGGAACTTTAGCTAATTTATTAGGTGCTTTGGTAACTTCTGGAAAACAATTCGCTTCTACTATAGAAAATCCGACTGGAGACGGAAATTCCGAAGCACCCGTAGGTACAACCGTAGCTCTTTTAGAAAAAGGGCAACGTATTATGTCTGCAATACATAAAAGATTACATTATGCTCAAAAAACTGAATTTAAAATCTTAAAAAGAATATTTGGTGAATATTTACCAGATGAGTACCCTTATGAAGTACAAGGTGCTTCTTCTACAGTTTTTAAACAAGATTTTGATGATAGTGTAGATATTATTCCTGTCAGTGACCCTAATATCTTCAGTACTACACAAAGAATTACATTAGCACAAACACAATTACAATTAGCACAATCAGCACCTGAATTACATGACTTACGAGAAGCGTATCGTAAAATGTATTTAGCATTAAACGTAAAAAACATAGAAGCGTTATTACCTGAGGTAGAAGAACTACCACCGAGAGACCCGATTAGTGAACAACAAGCAGCACTAACAGGTAATCCTATAAAAGCGTTTGATTTTCAAAACCAGGAAGCGTATATAGCGGCACATAGTGCTTTTTTACAAAACCCAATGGTTGCTCAAAATCCTACAGCTTCACAAGTTATAGGAGCTAATATACAAGAAAGACAAGCTATGCTTTATAGACAACAAATACAACAAGCGTTAGGTAGAGAGCTACCACCTGTTGGAGAAGAAATGTCCCCAGAGGTTATGAATGAAATAGCAGTAGCGGCAGCTCAAGCAACACAAGTAGTAACAGGTCAGGCACAAGCTATGGCAGAAGCACAAGCTAGAGCACAAGCAGACCCACAAAGAGAAATGTTTGAGAAACAATTAGACTTAGAAAAACAACAATTAGCTCAAAAAGAAAATGAAGATATACGAGATAAAGAAGTAGAGTTAGCTAAAGCTCAATTAACTGCAAATGTAGAATTAGAAAAGTTAGATACTAGAACTGCTTTAGATATTCAAAAACTAGAAGCACAAACTAATAAAGACTTAGATAAAGATTTTATAGATACAGTAAAGGTTTTAAAAGATTTAGATAAATAAAAAAGACTAGTAAAAAATCAAACTATTAACATATAATACATAAATTATGGAAAAGAAGATAAAAGAAGTAAAACAACCAAAGTTGATTACTGATTCCGAAGGGAAAGTTGTGGGTGAGGAAATACAAATAAAAGGCTCAGGCGCAGCAACCAAAGGAAATAAGTTTTATAGATACATTAAGTAATTAATGGATTTTATAATAGGTACGGAGTATTTACTCCGTAAGGTGCGAGAGAGACGCGAATCTCTTTCGCAGACACTTGCTGTTGGAGGTGTTGAAGATTTTAATCAATACCAGATGATAGTAGGGCAAATCGCAGGATTGAATTTCATTGAACAGGAAATTCAAGACCTACATTCTAATATGGAGGATGTCAATGACTAATACTGTTCCCGACCGAGTAGAAAACTTCGGTAGCGATAAAGCTCCTGTTTCTCAGGAACCAAAAATCACTCACGAAAATTTAAACTCGCATAAAGAGCGATTACCTAAACCAACGGGTTATCGTATTTTAATATTACCTTTCACTATGTCTAATGTGACTAAAGGTGGAATACATTTAGCTACACAGACTGTAGATAAAGAAAGGTTAGCAACCGTTGTTGGTTATGTCGTATCTCTTGGACCTGACGCTTATGGCGACTTAGGAAAATTTCCTGATGGAGCTTGGTGTAAGGAAGGAGATTGGGTTATATTCGGTAGATATGCTGGAGCTCGTTTTCAAATAGATGGTGGCGATATGCGACTATTAAATGATGACGAAATTTTAGCAGTTATTGATAGTCCAGAAGACATAATATCAACATAATCATGGAGGAGGAACCATGCAACAAGAAGAAGAAAAGATAGAACTAGAACTTCCTGAAGGGGAAGTTGACATAAGGGAGGCAGACGTAGACGATAATATCGTAGACGAGCCTGAACAAGAAACAGAAGTAGTAGAAACTAAAGATGAATTAGATTCTATTAGTGATTCAGTACAAAAACGTATTGATAAGCTAACTTATAAGATGAGAGAAGCAGAAAGACAGCGAGATGAAGCAGTCACTTTTGCAGAATCTTTAAACACTGCTAATTCTGATTTAAAAAGTAAATTAAAAAGTTCGGACTCATCCCTTTTCAAAGAGTATGAAAATAGGATACAATCTGACCTTGAAAGAGCCAAAATTGAGCTCAGAGAAGCAAATGAAGCACAAAATGCAGAAGCGATTACAACCGCTACAGAAAATTTATCTAGGGCTGCTGCGGAAGCAGAAAACTTTAGAAGGTTATCTGCACAACAACAGCTTAGAGAAGAAAGTGAATCTAAGGTTCAAGAATACACTGCTCCCCAGCAATATTCACAACCTCAAGCACAACCTGACCCTAAAGCTGAAGAATGGGCTTCTAAAAATAAATGGTTTGGAGAAGACCAGACTATGACTTTTACTGCTTTTGGATTACATAAAGAATTAGTGGATTCAGGTATCGACCCGCAATCAAATGAATATTATGAAAAAATAGATTCAGGTATGCGAGATATCTATCCAAACAAGTTTTCAGAAGAGCAACCTAAACCCGTGCAACAAGTTGCCGCCTCTAGCAGAGGTGCTAGTGGCAGAAAAGCGTCACGCAAGGTCAAGCTGACACCGAGTCAAGTAGCAATAGCTAAAAGACTTAATGTTCCGCTTGAAGAATATGCTAAACATATAGAAAAAGGAGTATAAAATGACAGATGATATTAAAAACCCAGAAGTCACCACAGAGCGAAACTCACGTTCTGCAGAGACACGAGTAACTCAAACTCGCAGAAGACCTTGGCAACCCCCGTCCATGTTGGACGCACCCGAAGCACCTCCTGGATATAAGTTCAGGTGGATTCGTGAATCTACAAGAGGTAGTGATGATAAATCTAATATGTCTAAACGTATTAGAGAAGGATATGAACCTGTGAGAGCAGAAGACTATCCTGATTTCGAAGCACCTACTGTAGAGAACGGAGCTAATAAAGGAGTAATTGGAGTTGGAGGTTTAATACTTGCAAAAGTTCCAGTCGAAACTGCAGACGAGCGTAATGCTTACTTTAATAGTCAAGCAAAAGACGCTATGAGCGGTGTCGACCAAAACTTCTTGCGAGAAAGCGACCCTAAAATGCCCTTAAAAGATAGTGATATCCAAAGGTCATCTAAAGTCGCATTTGGTAGTAGGAACAATTCCGAAAGTGATTAATTTGTATTTAACTTAACGAGGTAATAATATGGCAAATACAGACGCACCCAATGGATTTACTCCCGCATATCACATTTATGGTGGTACTATCAGACCTGCTGAAATGAGAATAGCTAGTGGATATAACACTTCTATTTTTAGCGGTGACGTGGTAACTTTATCAAGCGGCTATGTTCAACAAGCAGGAGCCACTGATACACCCGTAGGTGTTTTTTACGGAGTATTATTTACAGCAACGGACGGTACCCCTACGTTTTCTAAAGTATGGACAGGAAGCACAGCTACTCAAGGTAGTGCTGACGCTAAAGCTCTTGTATACAATGACCCTGGAATTGTATATGAAGCTCAATTTACAGCAGGTACTCCTGCCGTAAGTTTTATTGGCAGTAAATACACTTTATCTACAACTACTGGTAGTACATTAAACGGTAGAAGTAAAGAAGGTGTAACAGCAACTACTTCAAGTGGTGTAGCTTTATGTGTAGGGTTTAATCTAGCACCAAGCAACTCAATAGGAGCTAATGCTAGAGCTTACTTTACTTTCCCAACTAACACATTTGCAGTCTAATTAGGAGGACATCATGGCAATAAATAGAGCCCAACTCGTAAAAGAGTTAGTTCCTGGTCTACATGCTCTCTTCGGATTAGAGTATGACCGATATGAAAATCAACACGAAGCTATCTTCGACACAGAAAACTCTGATAGAGCTTTCGAAGAAGAAGTTATGCTTTCTGGTTTTGGTCAAGCAACCGTAAAAGGTGAAGGTGCAGCTGTTAGTTATGATACTGCTCAGGAAGCGTGGACTAGTCGTTACACACATGAAACAGTAGCATTAGCTTTTGCATTGACAGAAGAAGCTATCGAAGATAATCTCTACGATACTCTTTCTTCTAGATACACAAGAGCTTTAGCTAGGTCAATGTCAACAACTAAACAAGTGAAAGCAGCTAACGTATTAAACAATGCGTTTAGTTCTTCTTTTGTTGGTGGTGACGGAAAAGAATTGTGTGCAACTGACCATCCAACGGTTGGCGCAGGTGATTTGAGAAATGAACTTGCAACAGCAGCGGACCTTAATGAAACTTCTTTAGAACAAGCATTGATTGACATTGCTGATTTTAAAGACGAAAGAGGATTGAAGGTTAACGCACAAGCGGTAAGACTAATAATTCCACCTGCTCTACAATTCGTAGCAGACAGACTAATGGAATCTCAAGGTCGTGTCGGAACTTCAGATAATGACATAAACGCTATTAGAAATCTAGGAATGATTTCTGGTGGCTACACTGTCAATAATTATCTAACTGACACAGACGCTTTCTTCATTAAAACTGATGTTCCAAACGGAATGAAACATTTCGTTAGAACTCCAGTTTCAACCAGCATGGAAGGAGACTTCGAAACTGGTAATGTAAGATATAAAGCTAGAGAACGTTATAGTTTTGGTTTCAGTGACTGGAGAGGAATCTTCGGCTCACCAGGAGCTTAATCTTAAACGATTAATAGGAAGGGGGACTTCGGTCCCCCTTTCTTTTTGTTCAAAAACAAGATAGACTTTCTTTTATCTAGGTATAATTTTATTCTATAGACTGACCTAGCAGACATGCCAAGACTATAGATTATTTTTCTTTAAGGAGGAAAAATGGCAAAATCAACATTCTCAGGTCCAGTAAGGTCACTTGCTGGTTTTATTTCCGCAGGAAATGCAAACGCAGTCAGTTTAACAGCTGACACAACTTTAACAGTAGATTCTCACGCAGGTAAAATCTTGTTATGTAACGACGCTGACGGTAAATTCACTTTACCCAGTATCGTAGCAACAGCTCCTGGACGTGATGACGACCCAAACCAAACTAATAACTTAGGTGCTACTTTTACTTTCGTAATAGAAACAGCAGCTACTGATTTAGATGTATTAACCGACGGAACAGATAAGTTCGTTGGAGGGTTATACACAGGTGTAAATAATGCAACTGGAAAAACTTTTATATCTGGAGCGAGTAACGATGTTATTACTTTAAACGGTACTACTAAAGGTGGTCTTGCAGGAAGTATTATAACAGTAACAGCTATAGCTTCTGCTAAATATGCCGTAGAAGGTATTATTTTAGGTTCTGGAACTTTAGTAACTCCATTTGCTGACGCATAATAATTTAGGAGCTTAATATGAGTTCATCAGACGTAAAAGTAACAGTCCCATTGACCAGCACAGGACAACTTCAAGGATACATAGGTAGTGGTGCAGGTAGTGCTACAAACTTAGGTCCAATAAGAATACAGTCCATTCAGGCACAATCAAGTGCGGCTGACGCTAGTATAAAAATATACGACGGTACTGGTGCTTCTGGAACTAAATTATTAGCAGAGTTTAAGTTTGGTAGTGCAGCAAATGAATCGTTTGACCACTACCTACCTAACGATGGAGTAAGGTTCAGTACAGGAGCTTATGTTGTATTAGCTAATTGCGACTTTTTTGTAGCATACGTTTGTTAATATGGCAACTTCTGGAACTAGAACATTTAGTTTAGATGTAGCAACAGCTATTGAAGAGGCTTACGAACTTGCAGGGATGGAAGTTCGTACCTCTTATGACGCAGTAACTGCAAGACGTTCAATGAATATTATGTTTGCCGATTGGTCAAATAGAGGTATTCAAATGTGGGAAGTTTCTAAGGTTACTCAAGATTTAACTCAAGGAACTAATGAATATACTATAAATAGTTTCGATATAGATATTTTAGACGCTTATATTTCTAAAACTGAAAACGGAACCACAACAGATAATGTTATAGAACGTATCGATAGAAACGAATATATAAGAATACCACAAAAATCAACTCAAGCTAGACCAACACAATTTTGGTTAGAAAGAATTAAAACACCTGTGATTCACGTTTATCCAACACCCGAGAACTCAACAGACAAACTCATTTACTATGTTTGGAGAAGAATAGAGGATTCTAGTGCTTCTGTAAATGATGTAGATATACCGAGTAGATTCATGCCTTGTTTAGCTTCAGGGTTAGCATATTACTTATGTTTAAAAAAGAACACACAAAAAGTTCCTTTAATTAAACAACAATACGAACAAGATTTACAGAATGCCTTAAAATATGATGAAGATAGGTCTTCTGTTAGGATAGTACCGAAACAACAATATATCTAATGGCTTACGCTTCTGGTAAATATGCAAAATTCATATGCGATACTTGTGGTTTTGCATACCCATATATAACAGCAAAAACTAAATGGAACGGTAACAGAGTTTGTAATGAGTGTTTTGAACCTAAAAATCCTCAAGAGGATACATTTCCTTTAACAGTAGACGCAGAAGCACTTTGGAAACCTAGAGGGGAAGTGTCATTACCACAAGCAGAATTAGGTAGAGTTTTTACAGATAATCCAGGAAACGTCAATCCCGATGAGGATTTAATAGGAAGTAAATTTACTGGATATCAAGGGAAAAGTTCTATAGGAATACTAACAGTAAATACAGAAAATATTACTTTAACAGTGAATTTAAGTGGTCTAAACGTTACTTCAAATTTAGGCACAGTAACAATTACTGGAAACATATCTGAAAGTGTTTCAGTTACTGGTCAAGTAGGTACATCTGCACTAGGTAGTCCTACTGTTAATGCCGATACTGTTTACGCAGTTACCGTAGCTTCTTACTTAGGTGGCAATAGATTCTATATAGATGGAGTGGTATATCCTACATTGACTTTAGAAGAAGGTAGTACATATAGGTTTGACCAATCAGATAATAGTAATTCTAGCCACCCATTAAGATTTTCTACAACATCTGACGGCACACATAATAGTGGTTCAGAATACACTACAGGGGTAACAACTAATGGTACACCTGGAAGTTCAGGAGCATACACTCAAATAACTGTTGCGGTAGGAGCTCCAACACTTTATTATTACTGTACAAATCATTCTGGTATGGGAGGACAAGCAAATACTCCATAATCAGAGTATAATTTAGTTATGAGTTTTACTTACGCAACATTAAAAACAGCTATACAAGATTATTCTGATTATTCCGAAACTTCTTTTGTAAATAACTTAGATAATTTTATAAAAACTGCTGAAGAACGAATATTAAAAACGGTGCAACTTCCAGTTTTTAGAAAAAACGTAACAGGTACTTCTACGGCTATTAATACTTATTTGGCTACTCCTAGCGATTTTTTATCACCATATAGTTTAGCTTTAATAGACTCTAGTAGTAATTATAATTACCTTTTATTTAAACACGTTTCGTTTATAAGAGATTATACTCCCAAGGCTAGTACAACAGGAGAACCACTTTACTATGCTTTATTTGATAACGATAGTTTTATTTTAGCACCTACTCCCAATACTGGATATAGTTTTGAGTTACATTATTATTATAGACCTGCTTCTTTAACATCGGGAAGCGATAGTGGTAACACATGGCTTTCTGATAATGCTCCTAATGCTTTATTATATGGAGCTTTAGTAGAAGCGGCTGTTTATATGAAACAAGACCCGAATACGATTTCTTTATATGAAAGTAAATTTCAAGAAGCTTTAATTCTACTAAAAGCATTAGGAGAGTTTAAAAGTTTAAGAGATGAATCTAGAAGCGATAGTATAAAACTAACACCTCCTCAAAACCAATCTAATGTTTGAAATAGAAGTTACTAGTAATATAGGAAATGTTTCAGTAAAAACTGAAAACGAAAGAGGACATTCTTCAGAATATTTGGCTCAAAGATGTGCCGATAAAATCTGCGGTATTTCTGAAAGCAGCACACCTGAAGTTAGGCAACAAGCTGAAGCGTTTAAGGTAGCTATTTACCAGACAATACTTTATTATATGAATCAAGCTATTACCAGTGATAGAACAACTGTAACCCAGATGTTGAATAAACAAGGTCACGGTGATTTAGCTAAAATTATTAAGGAGCTTTAACATGGCAATAACTTCAACTTTAACAACCAGTTTTAAAACTCAATTATTAACTGGCGACCACAATTTTACTAACAGTAGTGGAGATACTTACAAATTAGCACTTTTTACAAGTTCTGCTACTTTAGGAGCAGCTACTACAGCGTATGCTACTACTAATGAAGTTTCAGGTACTGGATATAGTGCAGGTGGAGGAACACTAACTAACGTTACTCCGTCAGCTGATGGAACAACTGCGATTACAGATTTCGCAGATTTAACTTTTAGTACTGCTTCAATAACTGCTAGAGGTTGCTTAATTTATAATAGTTCTGATTCTAATAAATCAGTAGCTAGTATAGATTTTGGTGGAGATAAAACTTCAACTGCTGGAGACTTTACAATAGTTTTTCCTGCGGCTGCAGCTAGTACGGCTATTATAAGAATAGCGTAGGAGGAGAGCATGGCTCTTGTCCTTAACGATAGGGTAAAAGAAACCACTACTACTACAGGCACAGGTACAGTTAATTTAGCTGGAGCCGAAGTAGGATTTGAAACTTTTGTAGCAGGTATAGGTAACACCAATACTACTTACTACTCTATAGTTCACCAAACCGCAGATGAGTTTGAAGTAGGTTTAGGCACAGTATCAGATTCTTCACCAGACACATTATCAAGAACTACGATTATTAGTAGTTCAAACTCAGACTCCGCAGTAAACTTTTCCGCAGGAACTAAAGATGTATTTTGTACATTACCTGCAAGTAAAGCTGTATTTATAGATGGCTCAGGAGACTTAGAATTTAATGCTCCTGGAGATGATTTTAGTTTTACTAACTCGTCTAACACAATTGCAGTTATTAAAACCACCAATAATGATTTCATTATTCAAAACAATTTAAATGATAAAGACTTCATCTTAAAAGGTTATGACTCTGATGGTGGTGGGTTAAAAACAGGTTTAACTATTGATTACTCTGATGGAGCTACAGCAATCTTTGGTGGAAAAATTCAAGCAAATGATGCTATAAAATTTAATTCAAATACAGGTACTCCAGAGTTTCAATTTTTAGGTTCTGGAACAGAGACAGGAGTAATAAATTTAGGGAGTAGTAATTTTACTATTGAGTCTAAAGTTTCTGATAAAGATATTATATTTAAAGGTGTGGATGGAGGCTCTGATATTACTGCTCTTACTGTTGATATGTCTGATGCAGGTAGAGCTAATTTTAATGGTGGTATTGATATAGCCGCAGGAACTGATATTGAATTAAATGACGGAAATTGGACAGGAGAAAAAGCTAGAAAAATACAAGCACATAGTGGTCATATCTATTATCAAAGTGCCTCTCATGTTTTTAGAAATGCAAGTGGCACTAATACAGCACAAGTTGATGGCTCTGGAAACTTTGTAGCTTTAGCAAATATTACAGCTTATGGCTCTCCTTCTGATATAAAACTTAAACAAAATATAGAGGTTATAGATAATGCTTTAGATAAAGTAAAACAACTTAAAGGTATTACCTACACTTTAAAATCTGATGGGAATAGGCTCACAGGACTAATAGCACAAGACTTAGAAAAAGTTTTACCTGAAGCAGTTTATACTTCAGAAACAATACCTGATGAAATTAATGGTATAGAAGCAGAAGAACATTTAGCTATTCGTTATGGCAACACAGTAGGGTTATTAGTAGAAGCAATTAAAGAACAACAAGAACAAATAGAAACTCTTACAGCTAAAGTAAAAGAACTAGAGGTTAAGGGATGACGATACCTGCATCAGGTTCTGTTTCAATGACTAACATCCGAACAGAATGGAGTTATGGTGGAACAAGTGGTCAGCCTCCTGATAGTATGAGTGAATACTATGCAGGAAATTTAAATAGTAATAATAATCCTGCTACTGTTGCTAATGCAGTATCTTATTCAAGCACAAATATATATTTTCCAGCAGTACCTGGAAGTAAAGGTGTTCCAGGGACTCCAGCATATAATGGTTATTATCGTCAGTTTGGGCGAAAAATGTCACAGTTAGGAAGTAGCACTGCTTATCCTTATATTGGAGGACAGTCAACCCTTACTTACGCATTTAAAGAAGGTATAGACCAAGTAGGAAATGCAGGACAAATACCTTCTTCTGGTGCAATATCTTTTAATCACTTTAGAGGAACTGATAATAATCCTACAACTACAAATCGTTATACTGCTGGTTTTTGGGCTTCGCAATCCAAAACAAACAATGGAGCTTGGGGTAATCTTAACTTTGCATTAGCTATAGGTGGAACATGGGGAACTAATTACAATGCAGGAGCTAATTGGAATACTTCAACTTGTCCTTTTCGTTATATCGATGTTCCTGCTAAAGATGGAGTTCCTACAACTAGACTTTATGGAAGTGATACTCATCAAAACAGTGGATGGATAACTGGCAAACAATGGTCTATTCAAGGTACTTATCCTGGAATCGGAGCATATACAACTTTTAGTTGGACCACTGCTACTAATACGAATGTTAATATGTCAGGTACTTGGAATATAAGTATTACAAAATAATGGTTGAAAAAGCAGAAGATATTATTTATTACGAAGAAACTGCTGATAATGGAACAATAGTATATCGTTGTGATTATAGAGGAATTGCTATTCGTAAACCTAAATCTATGTTTGAAGGTTATGAAGAAGTACACATTAAACAAGAATTTTTCAGACACATTACACAAGAAAATATATATGATATGTTTAGTGTAGACGCTAACGCTAAGAAAATTACGACAGGAGAGATATAATGACAGTAAGGTTCGATTTTAATTGGATAGAAGAAACCCATAAAATTATTGATGATGAATTTCAAGTCACAGTAACTATAGGAAAAAAAGGAGACGTACAAAGTAGAGATACTTTTGAAGAAAGTTTGCTTTATTTTAGCGAAACTACTGCTGAGATAGATGAACATATCGTTGATGAAGTTAGTCCTCATATCGTATATAGACCTAATCATTTTGTTTTGATACAAGGTAAAATTCAATCTTGTCAAAGATGGAAAGAAGAAGACGGTATAGAAGCAAAAGATATAGAAAGATGGAAAGAAATAACTGCAGACGATAAAATTAAAAAAGGTGAATATACAGAAAGCACAGTAGAAGAAACAATTGCTAATAAAGAGCTTTTAACTTCTTACAAGTTTGGTGCGGATTTCGATGTAATATATCCTCGTTCTGCTAAATGGCATATTAATGGTAGATACGCTGCTCAAACAGCACTAGAAGACGATACTAGGTTTCTTTGTTTTATGACTGAAAAAGAAGGTTTTAATTTAAAATTATTAGATATTGAACCTGGAAAAACTAAAACAGTACAACGAGAAGATGTTGATTTGTTCTATATTTTCTTTTCGCAAAACTGTTCTATAGGTGAAACACAAATAGAACAATATGATGTAAAAAAAGTTACAAGTTCAGAAGTAGATATAACAAATCAATCTTCTGAAGTAGCTAGGATAGTAACTATCGCTAAATAAATGTTTAGTTTTCCTACATTTTTAAAATTATCTAAATCAATTTTGATAAGAGATTCTCATGAACAAAGAGTGTCTCATCCAGAGGCAAGGGCTAGACTTTCAGAATTACAAGCTATATACGCACAATTAATGTTTATTAGTCAAAAAAGAATGAAAAATAATTTTAGAAGTTCTCCCGAACGAATAAAAGTAGCTTTAGGATTAGATTGGAATGATAAAAAATATTGTGATAAAAATGTTATACCAAAAATATCGAGTATGAAATATTTAAAAAGTTTACCCCCTAATACCGCAGGAGGACATTTAGCTGAGTTTTTTAAAGAATGGACATTTAATGATTTATATAAAGACAGATTCGAAAAAGACAATGCTAAAAAAGATATGCTTTCCGATGATAGAACAAATGATTTAAGGAACAATGTTGGCAGACATATGATGTTAACTCATGATTTACACCATATATTATTTAAATATGACACTTCACCTTTTGGTGAGGCTTTAATACAAGGAACTACTTGGAGACAGGTGGGCAACATAGGAATGTGGTACGTAGGTTTTTTAGTAACTTGTAGGATTGCATGGAGAGCTAAATCACTAGAACCATTTTTTATATATAGAGAAGCCTGTAAAATTGCTAAAAAAGTAAACCAAAATAATTTAATAGAACATTCTTTATTATATTTTTTAGAAAAAGATGTGAATGATATTAGAAAAGAATTTGGGTTCGAAAAACCCGTTAGATATTTAAAATGGATTAATCAACACGAGGAGTAACTATGGAAATAAAAGTAAAATTAATAACACTTATAGGCGGCTTTTTATCAGGAGTCATTATTACTGCAACGGCAGTACTTATTTATTATGAGATTTTACCGTTTGCAATGAGGTTGGGAGTTATATAAATGAAAATAAAGGATAAATTATTTTACTTAGTACCTGTATTAAATACAGTTTTTACAGAAGGTAAATGGAATTTTCCTATAATTAGAAAAGTAAAAGAATTTTATCAAAAACATGGGTTACTATTAACTATTGCTTGGATAGTATTTATTGTAGTAGGAACTAAAATTGTATTTATTAACGGAATAATTTTTCTTCTAAATACTTTTTTAGGAACAGATATTGCATACGGACCCGTTTATCAATTTTTATCTGGTAATTAAATGTTTGGTATAAGTGCATTTTCAGAAGCCCCATTTTCAGCATTAGCTGGAGGTGACTCTGCGAGTGTAAATGTAATTCTAACAGGACAAGCTGGTACTGGAGCTGTAGGTACAACCGCTTTTGTTTGTGTAGCTCACATAAACCCTACAGGTCAAGTAGGAACTTCTGCTTTAGGTACAGCTACTGTTGCTGCTGGAGCAAGTGTTACTCTTTCTGGTCAAGCAGGTACATCAGCACTAGGCAGTCCAACAATTTCCGCAAGTGCACTAGTTAATGACTATGGAAATAACCCTGATGAACCATTATCAGCATTAACAGCTTCTGTTTCTGGTTTAGGGGTAAATGGTAGTGTTGTATCTATAGTTCCTGGAGTATCAGGGGGTGTTGGTTCTGTAAGTGTAACTACAAACGCAGACTCTAATGTTACTGCCGTAGGTCAAACTAGTACTTTAACACTTGGCACACCTTCCACTGCAGGTGCAGCGAACGTATTGGCAAGTACCGATACAGAAGCAGTAGGAGCTGCAAATTCTGCAGTAGGTTCAATAACAGCAAGTGGAAAAGCTAATATAAGTGTAGACGGTCAAACGAGTACATCAGCATTAGGTACATTATCTTCAATAACAGGTAAAGCCAATATTTCTGCAGCAGGACTAACTTTACAAGCTACTCTAAATAACCCGAGTACGAGAACGGAAAATGCAGTTAGTATTTCTGGTGTGTCCAGCACATCATCATTAGGTTCTATATCATTTATTGGTAAAGCTAATATAACTCCTGTAGGACAGGTAGGTACAACAGGAGAGCCAAAAGTATTAATTTGGAGTATGGTAGATGATAGTCAAACACCGAACTATATTGATGTTTCTAGCAGTCAAACACCGAACTATGGTAACGTAAACGATACTCAAAACCCTAATTGGGATGAGGTAGCGTAAACAGATTTTATTACATATAATTGAGGCAATATGGCGAGTACATACGGAAATAATCTTAGATTAAATGAAATGGGAACTGGGGACCAGTCTGGTACTTGGGGTTCAGTAACTAATACTAATTTAGAGTTAATAGCGGAGGCTTTTTCATATCAAACTGAAGCTACATTTGACAGTGATGGAGCTAAAACTGCTACTATAGGAGATGGAGTATCTGATAAATATAGGGCGATGTATATTAAAGTTACTTGTGATGGAAGCACCACTTTATCTGCCACTAGAACATTAAATATAGCTCCTAATACGGTTTCTAAAATATTTATTATAGAAAATGCTACAACGGGAGGACAATCAATATCTATATCACAAGGTTCTGGTGCTAATGTAATTATTGCTAATGGAACTGCTAAAGTAGTATTTACTGACGGATTAGGTTCTGGTGCCGCAGTTTATGACGGTTTAGATAAAGTAGCTTTATCAGCAAACGTTACTATCGGAGGCAGTACTTTAGCTAGTCAATTAGCTAATTTTATAACTGCTTCAAGTACGACTACATTTACCAATAAGACCTTCGACGCAGATGGAACAGGTAATAGTTTAACAAATGTAGAAGACGCTAATATAAAAACCTCTGCTGCGATAGACGCTGCAAAAATTGCAAATGGAACTATTAGTAATACAGAATTTCAATATTTAAATGGAGTAAGCTCTGCGATACAAACACAAATAAATGCTAAAGGCACGTCTAACTTTAGTGGGAGCTATAATGATTTAAGTAGTAAACCAACAATACCTACAGCTACATCACAATTAAGTAATAATTCAGGATTTTTAACTGCAAGTAATTATTCTAATTCTAGTACTTCAGGATACATCAGATTTAGTAATGGACTACAAATGTGTTGGGCTAGAGTAACAATCAGCAGTTGGTACCCTTCTTGGACTTTTCCACTTGCTTTTCCAAATGCTGTCGTATCTCTTTCTAAACATGACGAAAGAACAACATCTTCTGGAGATGGTTCAAACTATATATATTCAGTTAGTACAACAGGTGCCGTATTTTTAACAAGTGCAAATCCAGGAAATATGAGAGTAATGGCTATAGGGTATTAATATGGCTAAATACGCACACGTAGACGAAAATAATATTTTAAAAGGTTTTTACGATAATGCTGTACACGACAGTATTCCAACACCTAAAGTAAGCTTAACCGATGAACAATGGCAATCTGCAGTAGATAATAATCATAATTATATTGCTGATAATGGCTCATCAAAAACTATAGCAGTAGAGCAGACTACACCGCAAAAAATCGCAGAAGCACAAGCATATTTATCTTCTACAGATTGGTATGTTGTTAGGAAAGCTGATACAGGTAAAGCTGTTCCATCGGATATAACAACTAAAAGAGCAACAGCTCGACAAACAATATCTGATTTAGAAAGTTAAAATGGAAGTTTTACTTTGGATAATATTTATAACAGTAATTAGTAAGGCATTGTTAAAAGCAATAGCTCCTTACAAGAATAAAGAACTAGACGATAAAATAAAAGAATACTGGAAAAACTTAAAAGAATATTTCTAATGACTAGAGCCACCGTATCAGAACTAGATAAAAGATTAAGTGCTCATGAAGCTGCTTGTGAACAACGTTGGAGAGAAAATTACCGTAGATTAGATTCTATAGAAAACGGAATTTCATCAATTAATAAAACTATTAGGAATAGCTTAATATTTACAGTTACTATATCCTTAACTATTGTAGGATTTTTAGTAAAATACACTTTGTTTTAGGAGAGCTAAATGGAGTTTTCCTCAGAAACTAGATTATCAAAACACTTTAAATTAAAAGAATTTGAAAAGTCTCAAATGGCTTACCGTTTAGGTATTGATAATCGAGTAGTAGATAAAACAATATTTAATAATTTAAAAAATTTAAGTGAGGAAATACTTGAACCTGTACGAAATCATTTCGGTAAACCTTTTACTCCTAATTCTGGTTACCGCTGTTTACAGCTCAATCGAAAGCTTGGCTCTCGTGACACTAGCCAACACACTTTAGGTCAAGCTGTAGATATAGAAATCGTTGGTATAGACAACGAAACACTATTCGCATACATAAAAAATGAGTTAGACTTTGACCAAGTCATATTAGAGTACTATGATGGAATAACTCCTGATAGTGGCTGGATTCATGTATCATATGTTAGTCCTGAAGAAAATAGAAAAAACAGTTTCGCATATGACGGAATAAATTATAGAGTAGTTTAATGCCCTTACTAAAATTACAATTTAAACCAGGAATCAATAGAGAAGGTACTAATTATAGTAATGAGGGAGGTTGGTTCGACGGTAATTTAATACGTTTTAATAAACAAAACGTAGAAAAAATAGGTGGTTGGAGAAAAGATAATAGTACAACTTTTTTAGGTAATGCTAGAAAATTACACGGTTGGACTGATTTAAACGGTACTAAGTTTTTAGGATTAGGTACAACTAATAAATATTATATCGAAAAAGGTGGCGGGTTTTATGATATAACACCGCTAAGACAAACAACAGCAGCAGGAGATGTAACTTTTTCTGCTAGTTCTGGCTCGACTACTATAACTGTAACAGATACTAATCATGGATTAGGAGCGGGAGACTATGTAGCTTTTAGTGGAGCAGCTAGTTTAGGTGGTGCTATAACTGCAGATGTTTTAAATCAAACAGGAACAACATATTTAAATCAAATAGGGTATATTGTTTCTTCAGTAGTAAATGCGAATAGTTATACGATAACTTCACCAGTAGCTGCTACAGGTTCTGACTCGAATAATGGAGGTAGTAGTACTATAGGTTACTATCAAATACAAATAGGATTAGATACTTATATATCTGGAACTGGTTGGGGAGCAGGAACTTGGGGACAAAGCACTTGGGGGAGTACAAGCCCATTAGCTTTTGCTAGTCAATTAAGATTATGGTCGCATGATAATTACGGTGAAGATTTAATTATTAATCCTAGAAATGGCGGTATATTTTTCTGGGACACTTCTGCAGGAGTAGAATGGGCTAGTAATAATAATCATAATAGGGCTAAAGCGTTATCCGACCTAGTAGGGGCTAATTTAGCCCCCACAGTAGGGTTATTTACCCTAGTATCTCAGGTAGATAAACACGCTATAGTTTTAGGGACAGACCCTATAAATACTGCAGGAACAGCCAGAACGGGAGTAATTGACCCAATGCTTATTGCATTTAGCGACCAAGATAATATTGTAGAATGGGAACCAAAATCTACTAACACCGCAGGAGCTTTAAGTTTATCCGAAGGTAGTACTATTGTAGGAGCAGTAAAATCTAGGCAAGAAATATTAGTTTGGACAGATACTTCTTTATATAGTATGCAATTTATCGGACCACCCTTTACATTTGGTATAAATTTAATAAATAAAGAAACTGGATTAATTGGACCTAATGCTGCGATAGTAACGTCTAAAGGTGTTTTTTGGATGGCGGTAGATAATTTTTATGTCTACACAGGTACAGTACAAAAAGTTCCTTGTACAGTTTTGAGTTATGTTTTTGATGATATAAATATTTCAGAAGTTTATAAATTTCATGCTTTTTTAAATGAAGAATTTAACGAAGTAGGTTGGTTTTATACTTCGAAAAACGGTTCTGAAATAGATAGATATGTTTCTTATAACTATGAAATAGGTGCATGGACTTACGGAGTATTAAGTAGAACAGCTTGGTTAGACGCGGGTACAGAACCTTACCCAAGAGCCACAAGTAGTAATTATTTATATGAACATGAGTTCGGTTATGACGATGATGGTAGTCCTATGACTAATGTTTTTATAGAAAGCTCAGATATGGATTTAGATGAAGGAGAACAATTTAGTCATATATCTAAATTAATACCTGATGTTAGATTTTTAAATAATCCAGGAGGAGGACAAATAAATTTCGTATTAAAAACTAGAAACGCTCCTGGAGAAACATTAACTACTAAAAGCACTAACGCTGTAACGAGTACCTCTGCTAAAGTAGATTTACGTTCTAGGTCTAGACAAGCAGCTTTTAGATTTGAATCAGATGACGACGCTTCTTATCCTGGAAACAGTGATACTGGTTGGCGATTAGGTAATAATAGGATAGAAATAAAACCTGACGGAAAACGCTAGTGGCTAAATTATTAAGAACTTCATTACCTTTTAGTTCTGACGGTCAAGTTAATGGTGAGCTATATAATAGATTACTTAGAATATTAGAATTAAATTTAGGAGAGTTTGACCCTGATAATACTAGACAAATAACTACCGAAGAAAAATTAAAAAATAAATTTAATTTAGGAGCAATCGTATTTGATACGACTTTAGATAAATTACAAGTATATGACGGAGATAATTGGTTAACTATTGCTACTATAGACCCCGATGTTTTTAGTGGACCGCCTACCAATGGATTAGAGGCTCAGTCTTCTTTAGGTACTTTGTCTGTTAGTGCTGGTGGAGACACTACAATTACATTATAAATATTTTCAAATATAATATCTAAAAGGAGATTAGCATGATAAATCAATGGTCATATAGCCGTTTAAGTTGTTTTGAAAAATGTCCGAAACAAGCAGAATTTAAATTCATTAAAAAATTAAAAGAGCCTGGAAGTCCAGCGATGGATAGAGGTAAATATATTCATAAACTTTGTGAAGAATATATTCGAGGGTTTCATCAAGAGATACCTGAAGAAATAAAAGGATTAGAAGATAATTTTAAAGAATTAAAAGAGCTTCATGAAAGAGGTCACGTACTTTGTGAAGAAGATTGGGCTTGGGACGAAGAATGGAAACGCACAGGTTGGTTTGATTATAATACTTGGGGAAGAGCTAAAGTAGACTCTTTCGTATATCAAGAAGGTATTTCTAAACAAGCTAGAGTTATTGATTTTAAAACAGGAAAGTTCGAAGGTAATGAAGAAGCTCATAGAGAACAATGTGAATTATATGGTTCTATAGCTTTAAAAAGGTTTCCAGAATTAGAAGAAATAGTTACTGAAATGTGGTATTTAGACCATAATAAAATAAGTAAGTTTGTTTACGATACACAAACAATAATTTTAAAAAGAGACCGTATAAACGCTAGAGCTATAGATATGACTACAGCTACAGAGTTTCCCGCTAACCCTCATAAATGGAAATGTCGTTGGTGTCATTTTGGTAAAGAGGGATTGTGCAAAGAAAGAATTACAGATTAATATGAAATGTGTTTCTTTTTTGCTTCCTGAAGTATTACCAGATGATATTATTGAAGATATAAAAACTATGGCATTAAAATTTCCAGAAGAAATTGGAGTCGTGGGCGAAAGAATAGGCGAGGATTGTAAACAAGACAAAGATATTAGAAGGTCTCAAATTCGTTGGATAGACCCACGTAGAGAAGATACAGTTAAATTAACTAATCTCTGTACAAATTTATTTGTTGATATTAATAGAGAACATTTCGGTTTAGATATTGAAAGAATATTTAATATTCAATATACGGAATACTTGGCAGCAAATAAAGGTTTTTATCATAAACATATAGATAGCTTTGTAGGCAGAGGAGAAATGTATGATAGAAAACTTAGTATGACTATACAGTTATCTGATTCAGATGAATATGAAGGAGGTGATTTTGAATTCGATAATGATATTATATCAGACCCTTTTGATAAAAATATTATAAGAGAAAAAGGTAGAGTTTTAATTTTTCCTTCTTTTATGCCTCATAAGGTAAATCCTGTTATTAAAGGAATTAGGAAAAGTTTAGTTACTTGGATAGAAGGACCCGCTTGGCGTTAATGCATTAACAATCACCAAAAAATACTTTATTATTGTTCTTGGTAGGTGATTATTATGGAACAACCTAACGAAATCATAAAAGCTGGGGAACCCCAGAAGGTTAAATTAGAGTTAGAATTAGATACTACGCAAAAGAAATACGAACCTAATAAATTCCAAACTTGGGTAGATTTAGCGGTAGCTATAGACTCTTGGAGAATCTTTCCTAGACTATTTATTACAATATACATAGTTTTATTATATAAAACTTGTGTATGGTTCATGGGTTTAGATACCCCTAGTTTAGAACAAAGTGGATTTGTATCTGTTGTTGTAGGAGCGGGAGCCGCTTGGTTTGGTTTATATGCAGGTACAGGCGGTGCAAGTAAAACTAAATTAAAACAATATGACTGATAATTTAAAAATTTATTTAACAGAGTTCGAATACGATGGAGTTACTTACGATGGACCAAATATTATAGCCGACAGTTTTGAAGAAGCAGAACAACACGCTGAAAATTTAGGGATGATAGTTGTGGGTAAATTAGATACATTAATGTCGTCATATGGTACTGAAGACCATAAAACAACGATACATTAATGTATGATATGTCCATGTTTGAAATTACGTTAAACGATTTTTATATTGAATTTATAGGATTCGTACTTACTTTATTATTAGGATTAGCTATAAAAGATTACGCTGTAACTTTTGTAAAAGGAGCATTTTTTAGATTATTTTCTCCTTTTGATGAAGGTGATAAAGTAATTCTAGACGGACAAACGGCTATGATTATAAAAATTGGTTTCTCGCAAACCGTGTTTGGTGTTTATAGCGAAGATGGATATACATGGAGGTATATCCCGAACCAAAAATTAGATAATTTTAAATTAGAAAAAGTAGTAGATTCTGAATTACATGCCGATACAGCTAAAGAAAAAGCAGAAAAGATAAGAGCTATTTTGGAAGAAAAAGATAATTAAGGGCTATACAACTTATTAGTTCATAAAGTATAATCACTTTACAGTTATATAAACTGCAGCTTACGAGACGGGCTTTAACTCGCTAATACGTTAATAAACGCAGAGGAAATAATGAGTTTAAGTTTAATAAAAACTCCAGAACTAACTTATCAAGAGGCTTGTGAGTTTTTTGAATATAAGAAAAACAAAATAGAGTTTCAAAGTAAAATAAAACAGTTTGAAGAAGCTGTAGATGATTTTTGTAAAAAAACTAATCAAGAAGAATCTAATAAAAAGTTAAGGGGTGAAAATGAGGGAGCTGTTACGCACAATTTTGCAGATGGACTGTACATAAGAACAATCGTAATGCCTAAAGATTTAGTAGTAGTTACTAGAATTCATGCTAAAAATCATCCATTTTTTATTATGAAAGGTGAAGCCTCTATTTTTACAGAACAAGGTGTGGAGCGTGTTAAAGCACCTTTCCACGGTATTACTGAAATAGGTACAAAAAGAGTTTTATTTATTCACGAAGAATGTACTTTTATTACCGTACATAGAACAGATTGTTTAACAATAGAAGAAGTAGAAAATGAAGTCATTGCTAAATCTTTCGATGATTTAATTTTATCTGCTCCTGAAACAAAACACTTAGAAAATTTAATTAAAGAATTAGAGGGAACTAAATGTCTTTCGTAGCAATGGCAGTTATGACGGGGGTTTCTACTCTCCACCAAATAACTAATAAACCTGAACAAAAATTACCTCCCGCTAACGCTAACGCTTTAGGCGGTCAAGGACAAGGAGGAATAACTAATTTAAATTTAGAAAATATTGGTGAAGATACTCAAAATATTGCTGAAGATATAACATTAGAAGGAGCCGATTTTAATGTAGCTACTAATAATCAAGATACGGGTATTGCAAGTGCATTAAAAGAAAAATTAGGAGCTCAAAGTGGTAAACCTATATCTTCTTTAGAAGATATGACTTTAGAAGAATTATTAAATCTTTTTGGTAGAGATGAACTTACTGAGGTTGGAAGTAGTTTATCTATGGAAGACGCGATGACTACATTTACTCCAACCTTTGAGAAACCCAAAGTTGATATTCCACCAATCGATGACGAAAGTTTAATATCTCTTTTTGAAAACCCCAATCCCAATGAAGCAATGGCAAAAGTAAACGCTGATATAAAAGCGTCACTGCCTGAGACTACTACAGCTGCAACAACAGAAGCTATAGCTGCAACAACAGAAGCTATGAACGCACCGATGACTGCTTCTGAAGCAGCAGGTTGGATTAATGTCGCTATGCAAGGAATAGCTACATTAGCAGAAATCCTCGATGACGACGACAAAAAACTTTTAGCCCCTGCTTCTGCCCCTAGTTTTTCGTATCAAGCTCCTAATAAAGGTATAACTTTAGATAGTATTGGGATGAATATGGGAGGAGACCCTGCTAAAATTTTAGCAAGACCTATGTTTAAAGGTGACCCCGTAGTAGGTCCAGGAGGTCCAAAAGATGATATAATACCAGTACTTGCGAGTGATGGTGAGTTTATGTTATCAAAAGCAGCGGTAGACCATGCTGGTGGCGGTAATCACGAATTAGGTATCGCTAGATTAAACGCATTTAATAATAAAGGTAATCAGAGATATGGCTAGTAGAGAAGAACGAGAATTTTCCTCCCAAGCACCCGCACCACAGGTAGCGGATATATTAGAAACTGGTATTTTTCCAGCGGCTAGTGGTTTATTACAAAGAGGATTAAGCGACCCTAATGTTCCTGATAGTAATCCTTATTCTTATACGGGACAACGTATAGCTAATTTTAACCCTAGAGAAAATAGAGCGTTTGGTTTAACTGACCAAGCTATTGGTAGTTATATGCCTTTTTTACAAACAGGAACAGATGTATTAGGTCAAAGTGCTGATGTATATCGACAAGGAATAGGTCAAAGATTTGACCCGACTAGTACTGACGAATTTTTTAATCCATTTTTAGATAGAGTTGCGGGTAGAGTTGAAGATAGGGTCGGTAAATTTATTTCGGATAGAACTAATCAATTAAATTTAGGAGCCGCTAGAACAGGTAATCTCGGTAGTGCTAGACAAGGTATAACAGAAGCGGATATTACTAAACAAGGAATAGAAGGATTAACTGACGCGTTAGGTAGTATATATTCTAAAGGATTTGATAATGCACAAAATTTAGCTTTTAAAGATTTTCAAACTGGAGCTGACAGAGATAGAGCATTAGGTGCTTCGTTATCTGATATTTCTGGTAGAACATTTAATATAGCTAATCAATTACCTAATTTACAAAGACAAGATATTAGTTCTTTATTTTCTACGGGAGGGTTAGGTAGAAATAGAGACCAATCTTTATTAGATTTAGGTTATCAAAATTTTGTTGGTAGATATAACTTACCTTTCCAAAACTTACAAAACGTTGGAAATATAGTGTCGGCTCTTGGTCCGTTGGCGGGTGGTTATGGTTATGCTGGAGCAACTCCCGCAGAAGACGCGGTAGAAGCTAGTAATCCAGACCGTTTTGCTCCTGGAATTCCTGGAGTCGTACAAAACAACGGTGGTTTAAATTATCAAAGTGGTATTATGGGTAGTAACGTAACTCCACCAACGTTTGGAAATACTTCATTAAATCCTAGCTTATTCCCGCAACAAGGTATAACTACATTAGCAGGAAATACATATAGTCCTCCTACAGTCCCCCAAATGATGTTCGGAACTGACCCAAATAGTACTGAAACAGGTCCAGGAGGAATTAGGTATTAATGGCTAATGGAATAACTGGTCTTAGTCCTTTCCCAACTATAGGTGGAGGAAATCAAGGAGCTACTGGAATTACTCAAGTACAAGTACAACCTACTAGAGTGAGTTTCCCTACAGCCAGAACTAGAGCTCCTGCACCTGAACCTAATGAATTATCTGCTGGAGAAAAATATCTTCCTGGAATTTTAAGTGTAGTAGGTTTAATAGATAATGCAGTAACTAAAAATAAATATAAAGTTACTCCTGAAAGTTTTAAAAAAGAACAGGAAAGACTAAATAAGTTAGAGAAAGAAGGTTTAATAAATAAAGAAGTAAAAAATGCTGAATTAAAAGCATACGCTATTTATGGTCCTGATAGAGATACAAGCGGAGTAGACGGAATGACTATAGCAGGTAGTATAGGTACTTTATTTTCTGGAAGAATGTCTCCAACATCAGCAAGTATAACTAATCAATATATAAATAGGAAAAGTACTGTTAATCAATCAATAAATACTAGTAAAAATCAATTTAAAAAAGAAAGTCTTAAAAAAGATTTTAAACAAACAAATTTATTAAATTACGAAGACCTTAACGTAGATAAAAAACCCGACATCGTTATGGGGATAACCGCTGAAAATGATTTCGGTACAGATTACTATGTACCTACTAGTGCGTTTAGCCCTAACGACCCGATATTTAAAAATCAAAAACCAATAACTTTAAGCAATAAAGAATATTTTGTAAACCCTGATGGGTGGGTAAATTACAGTGCTAGTATGGCAGAATCATTAAAAGCAGATTCTGCATATAATTTTCACGGTAAAGATGATAATCCTGTAAAAGTTTTAAGAAAACTTACTGACGAAATGGAACTTCAAGACGCTGCTACAGTGAGATTAATAAACTTATCAAATAATGTTTTAAACGAAATCGATAAACAGATAGAATCAGGAGCGTCAGGTACCACTACAGTAGCTACTTTAGCAAGTTTAGGAAACGATATACGAGTTAATTTCGACCAGTTTTTTACTCCAGAATATACCGATAAACTGTTTAGTAAAGGTAAAGACGGTGGTACAAGTAATCAAACTAGAGGTAGTGGTGTAGCAGGGGAAGAATTATTTAAAAGTTTAAAAACATTAAACCAAAGTTCACCTACTTATGCAGAAGACCTTGAAAATATGATAAGTAATTTTATAGAACGAGCGGATATAGACAAGCCACAAAAAAGTTTTTTAACTAACAATTTACAACAATTAGCAAGAAGCAAAGCTGTATTAGCTTCAGGGTTTTTAAATATAGCATATTATGCAGCAGCAACTGCAGGACAAACTGGTAGAACATTATCCGATAAAGATTTAGCTAACTTTTTTACTATTATCGGAGGTAATGCAGGTCAAGATATAGAAGTTCAACATGATGTTTTATTAAAATTTATAAATAGTGTTATAGAAGCTAGAGATGATGAAACAGCAGGTAGGTTTAAATTAGATAAACTTCGACCTTTAGGTGAAGGTGAAAATATTCGATATGGTATATACGGTAATCTAAACGAAAAAGGTAAAGTTACTGATTCTTTATTAAATACGTTAAAAGATTATTACTTATTTCAACCAGATGAAGAAACAGGAATAACTGATTATAACAATCCATATGCTTTAAAAGATTTTTTTACTAGAAACTCAGACTCACCAACTATTCAAGATTGGAGACAAAGTAATAGACAATTTAGAATAGACCCTATGGGTAATCAACAACCAGACCCAACCAAAAGTATACCTGAGGAAACTTATAACGCTATTCAAAAACAAATTCAAGAATCCCAACCTAAACTATAATGTCGACTACACCACCTCCTGAACTTTTATCGAGTATATATTCAAGTACTCCGATTATGGAAGGAGACGGTGCGTTTACTTACGGACAATTAATAGACGAGAATGATTTAATAATTTTAACTGAAGAAACTTTTCCTGGAACTTATGACCAATTAAGTAATATGAGTGCTGAACAAATAAAAAATGCAGCAAATACTATACGAAAAAATAAAATAGATAGATATAGAGTTGCACCTATACCGTTTAGCGAACAATTAATTTTTCCCGAATACTTCGAAAGAAAACGTAGAGCCGAAGAAGGTAAATTAAGTTT